AGCCGACTGCGTCCTCGATGCCCTGGCCCGAGGCTATCCCCTCAAGCTCCTCACTCTGCGGCCGGAGCGGCGCGATCGTGGACAATGAGGCACTTCTCCCGCCAGCTGGCCTCCTTGTCGTAGCGCCCCTCCCGGATCCGCCGGACCTGGGCAAGGGTGATCCTGAACCTGCGGGCCATGATCTCGTCGCTGACGGCCGTGTTCCGCTGGATGTAGCCGACGTAGGAGAGGCGCAGCTTCCCGTCCTTGAACACGAGGTCCTGCCACTCTGGGCGGTAGAACCAGTCCAGGACGGTCCCCGGAGCCTTGCGCGTGGTCCAGAAGAGATTCTCCGCGCGGCAGTCCCCCCGGTTCCCGTTCCGCCATCCGGGCACATGCCCCTCGGGCCGTGGTCCGACAAACGTCTCCAGGACCAGCTCGGCGACGCTCCACATCCTCATCTCGTTCCGCATGAGGTTCATGGGGTTGAGATTGATGGTCACGACCGGGTGTCCGTTGTTGAAGGCCCAGCGCAGCCGCTTCCCCACGCCCAAGGACCCTTTGATCATGGTCCGCTGGTCGTAGGGGTTGATGTGGCCGATGCCTTTGCCGATGCGGCGGACGTAGCCCCGGTCGGAGATGCAGTATCGGCTCTGCCTGATCTGTCGGTGTTGTTCCATGCCCTATCATACCACAGCGGAGGGGCTGGTGTCTGAGAATCTTTCCCAGGAGGAGCTGATCAAGCGCGCCCTGGCCAACCCGGCCGAGGCCCGGAAGGCCCTGGACATGGTCGACTGCGCGGACAGCCTGATCACGTTCATCAAGCAGGCGTGGCACACGATCGAGCCCGGGACCCCGTTCACGTCGGGGTGGGCCGTGGACTGCATGGCCCGGCACCTGGAGGCGGTGACCGACGGGCAGATCAAGCGCCTGCTGATCAACGTCCCGCCGGGTCCCATCCCGGCCGGTCAACTGGTCATGACTGCCGCTGGACGTAAACCCATCGAAGACCTGACGACAGAGGACAGGGTCCTGACGCACAAGGGTAGATACCGCAGGGTCACTGAGCTGCACGACCAAGGTGTTCTGCCAACACTGGAGATCAGCACCTTCTCGGGACGAACGATCAGGTGTGCGCCGTCGCACCCGCTTCTGACACCAAGGGGATGGGTCAAGGCCCAGGATATTCGGGAGGGGGATTTTCTGGCTATAGTGTCCCCAACCGAGGACCACGGTTCTCGGGACAAGGTCACGGCTGAGGAGGCTAGATTCTTCGGCTACCTAGTCGGAGATGGGTCGGTGACTCAGGCGATGCCCACTCTGACGAACCAGGACTGGGACACTATCGAAGACTTCAGACACTGCGCAAAATCCATAGGGTTCGAGACATCCATCTCGAAATACGAAGGCAGGACAGCCTGGACTGTCAGGGTGAAAGGCGGAAAGAGGGTCAGGGACTATCTGAGTAAACACGAGCTACAAGGCAAGAGTAGCTACACCAAGCGCATCCCACCAGCAGTCCTTGAATCATCGCGCGAGATCATCCGGAACTTCATCGGTGCCTACTGGTCGTGCGATGGTCAAATCACTGTCCGTGATAGCCGAAAACGCGGGTCCATCTACAGGGCCAACTGCTCAACTGTGTCAAGAGGTCTGGCTGAGGACTTGCTTCATGCAGTGTCCTTGATTGGTATCCGTGGGCGTCTACGCCTAAGGTCAAATAAGCGTGCAACCAAAGCTCAGCCATCTGGTGACTACAAGTATTTCATGATCGAGGTGCAGAACGAGGTTGACACAGCCAGGTTCGCAACCCTCCCTCGGCTCACAGAACGCAAGAGAGTGCTTGCAGAGAAGTGCCGCCAGCGGTTCGATCAGACCCTCTGGGAGGATGAGGTGTCTAGAATCACTAAACACGAGTTGGCCAGCTGCTACTGTATCACAGTGGATGAGGACCATTCGTTCACTGTTTCTGATCTAGCAGTGAAAAACTGCACGAAGAGTGTTTTGGTGAACACCTTCTGGCCAGCTTGGGAGTGGGGTCCCAAGGGACTCCCACATCACCGGTTCATATCCGCGAGCTATGAACGAGGGCTGGCGACCCGCGACATGATCCGCTGCCGTGACATCATCCAGGACAACTGGTTCCAGGACCGATGGCCGCTGGCCTTCAAGGACGACCAGTCGGAGAAGACGTTCTACGCCAACACGTCGACGGGGTGGCGCTTCGCATCGTCGGTCGGCGGACGGCTGACCGGCTACCGCGGTGACAGGATCATCATCGACGACCCGCACGACACGAAGGGCGCGGAATCGGACCTCGTGCGCGCGACCGCGACCAGGTGGTTCACGGAGACCCTGCCCACGCGCCTGAACAAGGCGTCGGAGTCGGCCATGGTCATGATCATGCAGCGGCTGCACGTGCATGACCTGAGCGGTATCATCCTGGACAAGCTCGGCGACGAGTGGACGCACCTCGTGCTGCCCATGGAGTTCGAGAAGAAGAACCGCAGCTTCACGACGGTGCCAGGGAAGTTCCCGGCGCAGCGCATGCGGCGCATCAAGGAGGACGCCGACCCGGTGCCCTACTTCGAGCCGGACCCGGAGAACGGTGAGCTGCTCTACCTCCAGGACGAGCGGACCGAGGAGGGGGAGCTTTTGTGGGAGGAGCGCTTCAACCGCGAGGCGGTCGAGAGCCTGAAGAGGGCGTTCCGATCGGGAGAGGGGGGATCCTACGCGGAGAGCGGCCAGCTCCAGCAGAGGCCAGTGCACCGCGAGGGTGGGATGTTCAAGCGCAGCGACTTCCACCTGACCACGGAGATCCCGCCCGGCTGCCGCTGGGTGCGCAGCTGGGACCTCGCGGGTTCGACCAAGAAGCGGTCCGACTGGACCGTGGGGCTGAAGCTCGGCATGAAGGGAGGCGTGCTCTACATCTGGGACGTGGTTCGGTTCAAGGGGGAATCCCATGAGGTGGAGCAACGGATCCTGGAGACGGCCCAGCTGGACGGCCTCGGAGTCGCGATCTCCATCCCGCAGGACCCCGGTCAGGCAGGCAAGGACCAGAAGCGACACTACGCTTCCCTGCTCGGCGGGTTTGACCTCCACTTCTCACCGGAGAGCGGCGACAAGCTCGTGCGCGCGAAGCCCGTCGCTGGGCAGGTCGGGGGCGGGAACGTCTTCGTGCGGGAGGATGCGCCGTGGCTGATGGCCTTCCTCGCCGAGATCGGGCTGTTCCCGGCCGCCGTCTGGGACGATCAGGTCGACGCCCTCTCCCGGGCCTACGCCTACTTCCTAGCCAACGAGGGCGATCCGGAGGGGGATGCCATTGGCGCACCGTCGATCTGCTACTAGCCGAAATACCATTATCATGGGAACTTTGGGCGAGGATATTCGTCTTACTCCCTTGCACTTCAAAGCCTCCCAGGAGACTGTAGCCGCATGTCAGGCCAGAAAATCCTCAACACCTCAGAGCTGAACCTGAACCCACCCATCGACGTAGTGGCTGGTGCATCGGGCTCGGTCATCTACAACGGCTACCTCGTCGAGGACGAGAAGGACAGCCGCGTCTCCGGGTCAGAGAAATACGTCACGTATTCCAACAACCTCGCGAACACCCCCATCGTGGCGACTGGTGTTCGGTTCTTCCTGCATCTCATCACCAAGGCTGGCTGGAAGGTCGAGCCTGCAAATGACAGCGCTGAAGCGATGGAGCTGGCAGACAAGGTGCTCCATGTGATGAACGACATGCGCACGCCCTGGTATAGGGTCGTCCGTCGTGCCGCCATGAGCCGATTCTACGGCTTCTCCATCCAGGAGTGGACGGCAAAGCAGAACGACAGGGGGTTCGTGGGATTCGTGGACATCGCACCGCGGCCCCAGCGCACAATCAAGCGCTGGGACGTGGACGATGACGGTTACGTCGTCGGCGTGATCCAACGGGATCCCCAGACGCAGAAGGAGATCTACCTCCCGCGCACGAAGATCGTCTACATCGTGGACGACACGATCAACGACAGCCCGGAGGGCCTCGGCCTGTTCCGCCACACCGTCGACGCCGTGCACCGGCTGAAGCGCTACGAGATCCTCGAAGGCTGGAGCTTCGAGCGCGATCTCCGCGGCACACCTGTCGGCCGCGCGCCGCTGTCCGCCATCCAGAAGGCGGTGGAGACCAGCCGGATCACGAAGCAGGAGGCAGACGACCTCCTCTCCCCGATCAAGTCATTCATCCAGAAGGCGCTGGCCGGGAAGGACACCGGGATGCTGCTGGAGTCCGCAGTGTTCACCGGCGGCGGCGAGAGCCGCACCCCGAGCGCTACCCCCCAGTGGGGCATCGAGCTGCTGAAGGGTGACCCGAAGGGGCAGACCGAGGTGGCCGCTGCGATCGAGCGCGTGAACCGGGACATCGCCCGCGCCCTGGGAGTCGAGCACCTTCTCCTGGGCAGCACGGACCGCGGGTCGTTCGCCATGAGCAAGGACAAGAGCCAGACCTTCGGGCTGGTCGTGGACAGCACGCTCACCGAGATCCGCGAGACGTTCCAGCACGACGTCATCGACACCCTCTGGGTGCTGAACGGCTGGCCGGACGAGCTGAAGCCGATCTTCAAGACCGAGGCCATCGCATACCGCGACATCGAGCAGGTGACCCAGGCCCTGAAGGACCTGTCGCAGGCTGGCGCGCCGGTGATGCCGAACGATCCGGCCGTCAACGAGATCCGCACCCAGCTGGGTCTCAGCGACGCACCCGAGATCGACGAGGACCTCGTCCTCCAGAGCATGTATCCCGACCCTTCCGCGGGTCAGGACAACGGGCAGGATCCAGCCGCTACGGACCCGGAAGAGGACCCAACCGGCACGGATCAGGCAAGCATGGAGAAAGTCCTGATGAGTCCTCGCAAGGGCGAGACCAGGGCGGACTTCGTGTCACGATTCATGAGCAGCGAGAAGGCGAAGACTGAGTTCCCGGATCGGGACCAGCGGCTGGCCGTTGCCTACAGCCAGTTCAAGAGAGGGAAGAAGTAGATGGGAATCCAGAAACACACCCGGCCCACCATTGTGCCGGACGGAGGTAGCGGCGGCTACCGCGACGTAGGGAGCGAGATCGACCGCACCACTGCGGAGGTGGCGGCAGGCTACACCGACGTCAACGGGGATCCGGTCTACCAGAAGACCATCGTCATCGCGGCGGGTCCGAACAACGAGACCCTCAATATCGCGCATGGGATCACCGGCCTGAAGAAGCTCGTCCGCCTGGAGGGCTACATCGACAACGGCACGTTCTGGCGCAGCGTCAACAACCTGGAGGCCACGGCCACGGCCAACCTCCACTGGGCGCTCAGCGCGACGAACTTCGTTCTGGTCTCAGGCACCGGCGGTGACTACTCCGGCTACTCCGGGTCCGTCACGGTCTGGTATACGAAGACGTAGTGAGCAGTCGTTCGATCCAGATCATTGGCGGTGATGACCGCCAGCACGCGCACGTGGACGGCATCGGCAACTCGCTGGTGGCCATGGACGATGCGCACTACAACATCCACCGCGGGATCTACTTCACGGCATCCTTTGCCGACGAGGCCCTCGCGTCGTCTGGCTCCATCGACATGCTAGTCACGGTGATCTCCGTGATCCATGCCAAATACTTCGCGGCGGTGGGTGCGCAGTCGATGGCATACCTCTACCCGGCAGCGACATGGACCCCGGAGACCGGCACACCGCTGACACCGCTCAACTTCAACGGGCTGTCAAGCCTCGTCCCCGATACCACGTTCGAGATCAACCCGACAGTCAGCGCGACCGGCGCACTGTCCTCCTCGGAGTTCATCCCCGGCGGCTCGAAGGGACAGCTCAACGGCGGCTCCTCCTACTCTCCGCTGGAGTTCATCCTCGCTCCGGGCGACTACCTGATCCGCTTGACGAACAAGAGCACCAGCACCATCATCGCCTCCGTGGCCCTCGACTTCTACCAGCCGAACCTCCTGACATGACCCACACCAACCTCGACATCACCGGACGCGTCGTCGTCGTGCTGGAGAATCAGCGCACCGGCGAGAAGCGGACCTACGTGAGCAAGAACATCGTCACCGATGCCGGGGACCTGTTCTACGCGGAGCGCGCGGTGAAGACCGCGGTGCCCACCAACTTCACGGACGGCTCGGGGGACTTCGACGGGATCATCGAGCTATACAATGGGGCCAGCTCCGCACCAGCCAAGGGCAACGACCGGTCCTCCCTCGCTGGGCTCGTGTCGGGCAGCGGCAAGGCACTGTCGGCCACCTACCCGAAGCTCAACGACGGCGATGTGGACAACACCGGAGCGGGGGCCGACATCGTCTCCTACTCGACGAGCTACTCGAAGCCGGAGGCGAACGCAGTCGGCATCGCAGACATCGTGATCACCAACCCATCGCCCGGCGCGTCGGAGCCGCTGCTCATGCACGCCGAGTTCTCTCCTGCGTTCTCGAAGACGAGCGACGACACTCTGAAGGTCTTCGTGAACCATAGGATGAACGGAGTATGAGGTGCGAGTGGGAGTCCTGGTGATCATGTTCTCGCACGAGCACACTGATGCACGTGTCATCGCACGCCCTGGAGCGTATCGGGATGGCGACGTGGTAGCAGTCTTCAACGGCATCCCACAGGGCCGCAAAGAGCTTAGTGGGCTCATCGGAGAGAAGGCCGCGAACAGCACGAAGTTCTCTGCGTTCGGCATCACCGACGCGGACATCTCGGATCCCGAGATCCAGGCGCTGCTGGAGACGCAGTATGAGATCGACAGTGTGACCCCTGAGATGGAAGTCATCCTCAAGCCCACGCGCGTGCGCAAGAAGGGGCTGGACTACAAGAGCGCGCCGTCTGAGCTGAAGGGGCGCATGACAGGTCGGACCCGTATCGGGTCGACCAGCAAGTCGGAGATCGCAGCCCTGGTGTGGAACAACCCATGACCTCCACCTCCACCATCGGGCCCTCGAAGGACTATGCCACCCCGACGCTCTGGGAGGCGGACACGCAGGGGACCTACACCGAGATCGTCGAGGGTCTGCTATACCGCAACACAGGCGACGTGGCCTACACGGACCAGCCTGTCTTCTCCGGCTCCGTGTCGGCGATCGACAAATACCGCGTCATGCGGGCCGCGGATGGCGAGGAGTTCAACTTCGACTGGGGCTCCCCGGCAGGCGTGCGCTTCGACCCGAACACCAGCGGGCATGTGATGCAGGTCGGCGAGAGCTACATGCAGCTGTGGAAGCTCGGGATCACGAACAGCTCCCCGGCTTCGTCCGACGAGGGCATCCGGATCCTCAGTGGCTGCCTCGTGCTCTACATCGAGAAGCTGCACATCCATGGCTTCAGCCAAGCGGATGGCGACGGGATCTACGTGCCCAACCAGAACTTCGACATCACCGCGAAGGACTGCACGTTCACGAGCATCCACCGCGCTGGGATGCACTTCCAGCACTACAGCGGCGACGGCATCACGCACGTCGGGCTGTTCATCAACTGCGCCTTCGGCTCCATGGGCACCAGCGGCGGGAACAACACCTTCGACGGGAAGTGCGTCGGGGTGCGGTGCAACGGCCCCAGCTCCACGTGTGACGTCGAGTTAGTGAACTGCTTCAACGCCAACTCCCAGATCACCGGGACGTCAGTCGGCCTGACCGCATCGGGCAGCGGGACCGTGACCTTCACCGGCGACTACAACATCGACGAGAAGGCGAACCTCGCCGCGAGCGGCTTCCCGGACGACGGAAGCCACAGCCAATACGGCGCGGTTGCGAAGCGCGAGGCGGACCTCACCACCGAGACTGGCGACTACCTCGTCGTCCAGACCTGGGACGACCTGCACATCGTCCTGGACACATTCAAGACCTACACGAACATCGCGATGGGCACCGGCATTGGCCCGTTGGCCGACGCGCGTGTCCCCTCGACGGACATCGACGGAGACCCGCGCATCGAAGCTACAGCGGACGTCGGCGCAGACGAACTGCCGCGCATCGGGGCGGCCATCAAAAAGGTCCTCGACGAGATCGTCCAGCTTCCCGAGAGTGTTGTCAAGAGCATCTTCGCGTATGATCCCACGATTACTGGCAACGTCGATGTCACTCTTCAGTCAGCCGCCGTCGATGTGGCCCTCGCACCTCCTTCTGTTAGCGTTCCGCTGGAAGACACGAACGCCGACCTCACGCTCAGCTCCAACAACACGACACCCTGATGGCCTCTGAAATGAACCTCTGTCCGGCAGAGATCGACCTCTGCTTCACGCGCGGCGACAGCACCCCGTGGACGTTCACGATCAAGGACTCCTCCGGGTCGGCCGTCAACATCACCGGCTACTCCTTCCTGCTGACGGTCGACCCGTCGGCGACGCCGGTGGACGACATCGCAAACCTCTTCCAGCTGGTGGGCACGATCATCGACGGCCCGAACGGGATCGTGCAGTTCCAGATGAGCACCGCGCAATCGAACCAGACCCCGGCCGACTACTACTTCGACCTCCAGCAGACGGACGGGTCCTCGAACATCCGGACCATCGCCAAGGGCAAGTTCACCATCAGCCAGGACATCACGAAGTAGCATGGCAATCGCAACCACCATCACCCTCGCCGGGATCTCCTACGATGTCTACGGCCTCACCTCCAGCCCGGTCGTTGACGCGGACAGCTACCTGAACGCCAAGCTCGGGGCTACCACCTGGGCAGCCGCCTCAGCCGACGACAAGGCCCGCGCCCTCGTCAGCGCCGCCCGCTGGCTCGACCGAGTGTCCGCCTTCTCGGGCGACAAGACTTCCGCCTCGCAGGCCCTGGAGTGGCCGCGCGACGGAGCCTACTGCGGGACTACAGCGATCGCCGACGGCACGATCCCGGACGCTGTTGCGCAGGCGGAGTTCGAGCTGGCCTTCATCCTGATCGGGGACTCGTCGGCGCAGGACGCCTCCGGCCAGGGCAGCAACGTCAAGCGCGTCAAGGCGGGATCCGCAGAGGTGGAGTTCTTCGACGCCACGATCGGGACATTCGACGACACCCGGCTCCCGACGGCAGCGCACGACCTACTGAAGTGTCTGTTCTCCGGAGCAAGCACGAACCTCGGCGGAGGCACCGCCTACGGCACTGATGGGGACTCGTCATTCACCGAAGAGGACTACGGTCGCTCAGGAGGCTACTACTAATGGTTGAGAAGAATCGCTCACTCTCGTTCGCACTCATCCTCAACAGTGATGAACCGGACATCTTCTCCGTCGTCGTCACCGACAAGTCGCGCGACCTGATGGTGGACATCACCAACGACTACGAGGCCAGCACCGTCCGCCTCAAGGACGGCAGGCTCGGCGTCATCATGGTGGCGAAGCTGCCGGAGGGCCGCGAGGAGGAGGAGCCCGCCCAGCACATCAATCCGTTCGACCGCCCCGGCCAGGAGAACACCTGATGGGCAACCCGCTCTTCGGTATCAACATCTCGAAGCTGATCAAGGACAACATCGGCCCGGGCCTCCCGGACGTGACGCTCACCGTTGTCACCGCAGGCACCCGCACAAGCGGGAACCTCACCGGTGGCACGCAGCCGACCGAGACCGACTACACCTGCAAGGGCTTCATGGACCAGACCAAGGATCGGTTCATGGGCGGCACCCTCGTGCGCGCGGGCAGCCGCATCGTGGTCCTTGTCGGAGACACCATCGCCAACGGCACCGTCGCCCCCACCCCGGGCGACCGGATCACCGTCGAGGGGACGGTCTGGCAGATTCCGGAGGACGGCGTCATCATGCGTGACCCTGCCGCCGCGACCTACGAGTGCGAAGTTCGCGCGACCTGATCATGGAAGACATCAACAAGATCCTGAATAGCATCGAGCCCCAGCTGCGCGACGAGCTGCTGCGGATGTTCGCCGCCGCCAACAAGAGTGTGACGGTCGCGGAGATCGAGGAGCTGGTCGCTCAGGGCCACGTCGACGAGGCGATCCGCCGGGTCCTGCCGCAGGCCGAGCTGTTCACGTCGTCCTGGGTCTCGGCCTACGTGTTCGCCGCGACGGAGACCGGTGTGGTCATCTCGCGCGAGATCCCGGTAGAGGTGATCTTCGATCAGGTGAACATCCGCGCGGTGCTCGCCATGCAGAACAACAAGCTGCGCCTGATCCAGGGGCTCACCCAGAAGCAGCGCGAGGCCACCCGAGAGGCCCTGCTGAACGGCATCCGCCGCGGACTGAATCCGCGAGAGGTCGCCCGGGACGTCCGGGCCAGCGTCGGGCTCACGGCCTCCCAGGTCCGGGCCATCAACAACTACCGCCGGGCCCTGGAGGAGGGGGACTCAGTCTCGCTCCGCCGCCAGCTCCGCGACCGCCGGTTCGACCCAACCGTCGCTCGTGCCATCAGGACCGGGGAGCCCCTCCCCAAGGCCTACATCGACAAGCTGGTGGACCGCTACACCCAGAGGCAGCTGAAGTATCGGGCCGAGCTGATCGCCCGCACAGAGGCTCTCAGGGCCGTCCACGAGGGCCATGACGAGATGTTCCGGCAGGCTATCGCGGATGGCCACATCGCCGCTGAGGATCTGGAGGGCACCTGGAACACGGCCGCTGACGCCAGGGTCCGCGACAGCCACATCACCATGCAGGGGCAGACCCAGCCCTACGGCACCCCATTCGTCTCAGGAGCCGGGAACCTGCTCCGCTACCCTGGAGACCCCCTCGCCCCGGTCGAGGAGGTCGCTCAATGCCGATGCGTCCGATCTTTTCGGATAAAAACCCCATTACATGGGAACTTTAGCCTCGGGAATACGTTGAATACCCTTACCCCGTAGTATAGAATGACCGACTCGAACTTCAGCACATACTCCGAAGTCCTCAAGGTGGACGACTCCCTTGGCATGGTCTTCGGCTTCGCGATCGTCAGCACCGAGGACGGCGAGCCCTACTTCGACCTCCATGGGGACCACATCCCCGAGGACGCGATGCTCAAGGCCGCCAGCGACTTCATGCAGCACTCACGTGCCAGCAAGGAGATGCACACCGGCGATCCGGACGGGACGGTGGTATTCGCCTTCCCCCTGACCGGTGAGATCGCCAAGTCGCTCGGCATCGAGACCGAGCGCACCGGCCTGCTCATCGGCATGAAGCCCGGAGAGGAGGCCCTGGCGAAGTTCAGGGACGGGACCTACAGGGGGTTCTCGATCGGCGGTGTCTACATCACCAACGAGGACGCCACCTAGTGGGCTACCAGAAGCACAAGAGACCCACACTGTCCCCGGACGAAGACGGCCTGATGCAGGACGTAGCGGGTGGGGCCGGGGGCGTCGACGACACCGCACTCGAACAGGACACGGGACTGCTCGACCTCGCTGGCGACAAGATCTACGCCAAGACGCTGACCCTGGCCACCCACTCGGGAGGCACCAACAACATCGCGCACGGCATCACCGGCCTCAAGCGCCTACGGTCATTGGAGGGCTCCATGGAGGAGCAGTCCTCCGGCAAGTGGTTCCCGATCCCCTACGCGTCGGGCTCCGCCAACATCGGGGCGCAGGTCGCAGTGTCCAGCACGAACATCGAGCTGACCCTTGGGTCCTTCTGGTCCAACGGGCAGATTATCAACATCCGCATCACCATCCAATACACGAAGACCGCATAGTATGCCTCGCAAGAACATCATGAGGGAGTTCCGGATCGACGAGATCAGCTCTGTCGATCGAGCCGCACAGGAGTCCGGAGAGCGTGGCATCATCATCAAGCGCGCGCCAGTGAAGAAGGCGCTCGCAGTCACGACGATCAGCAACGGGCACGCGCACACAATCTCCACCTACGGGCCAGACGGCGCGGAGATGCGGAGCGGCTCGACCGACTACGCCCGGAGCATGGGCGGAGAGAGCGGGCACTCACACAACTGGATCACCGACGAAGTCGGGAACATCATCATCGCCGACGCAGCTGGGCACGGACATGGTCTGGCCGCGCTGGTCACGAAGAGCGCAGACATTCAGCCCGAGGAGGACCCGCTTGCCGATCTCCTGTCTAAGGGCGAAACCCCGGCAGGCGAACCGTCAGAGGAAGACACCATGACCGACGAAGACAAGAAGAAGCAGGCCGACCTGGAGAAGTCGGTTGCGGATCTGACCGCACGCGCCGAGCGCGCCGAGAAGATGGCGGAGCTGAGCGACGCCGAGAAGCTCCATCTCCAGGGACTCCAAGGCGAATCCGCCGAGGCATTCCTCTCCAAGAGCGCCGAAGAGCGCAAGAGCGAGATCGAGTCGCTGGCCAAGGCCGACGCCGTGATCTACAAGGACCTGGACGGCCTGGAGTATCGCAAGAGCGACGACTCGCGCCTCGTGGCGATGGCCAAGCGCGCCGACGCCGAGCGCAAGGCTCGCGAAGAGATCGAGAAGAAGGCCGCCGACGCCGAGCTGGCCAAGCGCGCCGACGCGTTCTCGCACCTCCCGGGCGAGTCCGAAGACCGCATCGCCCTGATGAAGGGCATCTCCCTCCTCACCGAGGAGGACCAGGAGAAGGCGCTGAAGTGCCTCAACGCTTCCGAGGAGGCGATGAGCAAGGGCTTCAAGACCCTGGGCACCAGTTCCGCTCCCGAGGGCAGTGACGACTACGACACCGCCATGAGCAATCTCGCGAAGGGTCTTCGCGAGAAGGATCCCACTCTGACCGAGGCTCAGGCCATGGTCAAGGCGCTGGAGACGGACGAAGGCCGCCGTATCTACGCCAAGCAGCACCAGGGCCTGAACTAGAGGAAGCACAAGCATGGCAACTTCGCAAGAAACCCGTATCGTGTCCGTTGTCGCGGGCTCGACTGTCAACATCTACCGATTCGTCGCAATGGCTGCGGATGGTCAATATGACCATCCCTCCGCTCAGGGGCGGATCGACGGCATCGCCGCCGAGGACGGCATCACGGTCGGCAAGGCCCTCGCCATGGTGATCCCCAACGGGGCCATCGCCAAGGTCGAAGCCGGAGCCGTCTTCTCCGCAGGTCAGCGTGTGGCCTCGGACGCCAACGGCAAGGCCATCGCCGCAGTCAGCGGCGCGGGCAACTTCCGCGGCGGGATCGCCCTCGACGCCTCTGGCGCAGACGGCGACATCATCCGCATCCAGTTCCTCGTGGACGAAGACCAGGTCACCTAGACCGTAACCAACAACAAGGAGTAGGCACATGCCTTACAGCCAGCCGGGTCGCGGTGACGTCCATGTCGATCGCCCACTGACCCAGATCTCGATCGCCTATCTGCAAAGCGCAGATGCGTTCATCGCCGACAGGGTGTTCCCCATCGTCGACGTCCAGAAGCAGTCCGACAAATACTTCCTCTTCGATCGCGGGGACTTCTTCCGCGACGAGATGCAGCTCAACGCTCCCGGAGCCGTCGCCGCCGAGGCGAACTACAAGCTCAGCACGGACAGCTACAGCTGCGACGTGTGGAAGCTCGCCAAGGCCCTCGCCGATCAGGTTCGCGCCAACTACGATTCGCCCCTCGACGCGGATCGCGAGATGACCGAGTTCCTGACCCTCAAGGGTCTCATCCGGAAGGAGAAGCTCTTCGCGAGCACCTACTTCACCTCCGGTGTCTGGACCGGTGACCAGACGGGCGTCTCGGGCGCACCGGGTGCGAACCAGTTCCAGCGGTGGGACGAAGCGGCCTCGACCCCGATCGAGGACATCCGCACGTATCGCCGCACCGTCCAGGAGCGCACGGGCTACAAGCCCAACAAGCTCGTCCTCGGACGCGCGGTCTACGACGCGCTGCTCGACCATCCCGACATCGTCGGTCGCCTCGACAGGGGCCAGACCACGGGTCCGGCCATGGTCATGCGCCAGAACCTCGCCGCTCTCTTCGAGCTGGACGAAGTCCTGGTCATGGACAGCGTCGAGAACACCGCCGCCGAAGGCGCGACGGACAGCATCTCGTTCATCGGTGGCAAGTCCGCCCTCCTGGTCTACGCAGCGCCGTCTCCCGGCCTGATGCAGCCCAGCGGTGGCTACACCTTCTCCTGGTCCGGACTCCTCGGAGCCGGAGCCCTCGGCACCCGGATGCGCAAGCTCCGCGACGACCGCGCCGAGGCCGACCGCCTGGAGATCAGCATGGCCTTCACGCACAAGCTCGTGAGCGCAGATCTCGGTCTGTTCATGATCACGGCCGTGAACTAGGCCTGACGCCCGCACTTAGGACCGTCATAGTTCCGACCGCCCTCTCCCTGGGTAGCTCCAGGGGGAGAGGTGATTGACACAGCAACACCACCAAGGAAGCCACCATGAGAAACTGGAAGGAGAGATGGGACCCGGACGCGGAATACGTGTTCCTCAAGCGTCTCAAGCTGGGGCTCGACCCCAAGAACCCCTGGGTCCTCCCAGGAGACCCCGTCCCGAAGGATGAGCTTGGGCTACGCCGCCTGCACCGGTGGTGGGACGCTCAGATCATCGGCCTCGACAAGGAGCGCGTCGACGCGCCGAAGCCTCGCATCGTGCGCATCACGCAGAACTGCTTCGAGGTCCGCGTCCCCGGCAAGAAGATCATCCGCGTCAACGACAAGCAAGAAGCCGAGGGCGTCCTCCGGGCGATCACCGGCGAGCTGGACAACTCCAAGCCGCAGGACGACAGCCTGGAGCTGCCCTACATCCAGCGCCTGAACAAGCTCATGTGGGCGCTGCACACCAAGGACGGAGTCGAGAAGATCAAGGGCGCGGACAACGCCATGCAGCGACTCCACGAGGTAGCGAATGGCTGACCAGCTGAGCCGACTGAAGCGTGAGATGGAGGACTTCGTCAACAAAGCTGTCAGGAAGCTCTCGCTGGAGATCGTTGCCAACCTCACGGCTCCGCCCAGCTCGGGCGGAACGCCGGTCGACACCGGCTGGGCACGCTCGAACTGGATCCCGGCGATCGGAGTGCCTGTGCGAGACCCCGCCGGATCACGAAGCGCCGTGACAACTTCCGCCCAGCAGGCCGGAGTCGCCAGCCTGCTGAGCTACACCAGAGACAAAGGCACCGTGTTCATCTCGAACAACGTGCACTACATCAACAAGCTGAACGCAGGCTCCAGTAGCCAAGCCCCTGCCGGGTTCGTTCAAGTCGCAATCATCAAAGCCATCGGAAGCCTTCAGAAGTGACGACGTTTGCCGCAGCCAAAGAGAGCATCTACCAGCAGTTCGTGACTGACTGGGGCTCGGCGTCTGCCTACACGTTCGACAACGAGAAGTTTGACCCCCCGTCGGATGCACCGTGGGTGCGCGTCGCGGTCCGCCACGCCGCCAGCAGGCAGGTCTGCTTGGGTGGTGTCGGCAACAGGAAGTTTGATCGCGATGGGCTCGTTCTGATCCAGGTGTTTGGCCGACTGGATCGCGGAACCAAGGAGGTGGACGACCTCGTGGAGAAAGCACTGGCCATCTATGAGGGAAAGACGATCGACCTGATCAGGTTCATCAGCACCGTGCCGAGAGAGATCGGTCCGATCGACGGGTGGTATATGGCCACCCTGGATGCCCAGTTCACCTGGACGGAGAAGAAATAACATGGCAAAGGTATCAACCAACAACACCTCGTTCCAGTATGCGATCGAGTCCTCGCTGGGCGTCCTCCCGGGTTCGCCGATCTGGAAGCTGATGGAGCCGGACGACATTCCGTCCTTCGGTGCCACGCTCACGACTGTCGCACGTCGCCCGATCTCGAAGGACCGCGGTCGCCGCAAGGGCACCGTCACCAACCTGGAGTCCACGCCCGAGTTCGACGGCGACCTGACGCTGGAGTCGATGGAGGACTTCCTCGAAGGCTTCCTCTACGCCGAGTTCGCGAACGTCGAGTTCGACCTCAAGAGCGGCAGCGCCACGGTGCCGCCGCCCGTCGCCTCGGCGACCACGTGGACTGTCGACAGCGTGTCGACCCTCCTGGCAGGCAAGATGCAGTTCGTCGCACTCGGCCCCTGGCCTCTCGTCTATGCGAAGGGCTACACCAACAGCGCCAACAACGGCCTGCACCAGATCACCGTCGACCCGACCGCCACGGACACCACGCTGACGACCGACAGCGCCCTGGTGGCCGAGACCCCGAGCACGAACGCCAGCCTGCAATACTGCGGCGTCCGCTCCGCGATCGGTGACCTCGCCCTGACTGTGTCGGGCTCCACCGCCACGATCGTGTCGGCCGCGGACATCACCGACTGGGCCACGCTCGGCCTCCAGGCTGGCATGTATATCCACATCGGCTCGGACGACGGCACCGGTGGACGCCAGAACACCTTCGACGACGGCTCCGGCAACGACGTCTACGGCTTCGCTCGGATCTCCTCGATCTCGGGTGCGACGCTGAACCTCGACAAGATCGACATCAAGCTCAGCACCTCGGACGCCGCGAACGCCACGCTGGTCGACATCATGTTCGGCCGCTGGGCTCGCAACGTGCAGGTCACGGCAGACGCGGACGACAACCGCTACCTGGAGCGCAGCTACCAGTTCGAGGGGACCTTCCCTGACCTCGGCGGCGTCGGCACCGATGAGTATGAGTATGCCATCGGCAACCTCGCGAACCAGATCGAACTGAACGTCCCGCTCGCTGACAAGGCCACCGTCTCCTGGGGCTTCGTCGGGCTCAGCGTCGATGACATCACCGCAACCCGGAAGACCGGCGCTGCTTCGGCGATCGAGCCTCTGCGCACGACCGCCCTGAACACCGGCCTGAACCTCGTCAGCATCACCACGGACGTCATCAGCGCAGTCTCCGACGTCTGCTTCAAGTCGCTGACGCTCACCATCAACAACAACGCGTCCCCGGAGCAGTGCCTCGGGGTGGTCGGGGCCAGCTTCATCAACTCCGGCCTGTTCGAGGTGAGCCTCTCCGGGCAGATGCTCTTCACCAACAAGGCGATCGTCAACGCCGTGAAGAACAACACCACAGTCACCTTCGCCGCCATCCTGGCGAACGAGGATGGAGCAATCGCGATCGACATGCCGACTCTGACGTTCGGTGACGGATCGCGCGAGTTCCCGGTCGACCAGAGCGTTCTGGTCAACGTCACCGGCGAGACGTTCAAGGGGAGCGTCTTCGACCACGAGATCGGCATCACGATGCTCGCCAGCGTGCCGACCGATCGCACCTAAACCCCAACCAAAGGCCACCAACGATGAGTAAGTTCGCTCACCTCTCACAGCTCGATGTCTCCGGGAAGACCGCCTGGATGGACCTGGACGACATCGAGGGAACCCCTCGGCTCTGTATCCGCTACGCCGGACAGTCCAACAGCGGCTACTACAACGCCCTCCTGAAGCGCTCAGGCGGACGCAGCCGCAAGGTCCTTACCGGACAGATGGACGTCCAGATGATCGTGGACAGCCTCGACGACGATCGCGAGCTGTTCCCGATGCACGTCATCACCGGCTGGGAAGGAGTCAAGGACATGGACGGGAACGACGTCCCGTTCACCCGTTCAGCCTGCGCCGAGTTCTGCGCCGCGCTGCCGGACTGGATCTTCGACAAGATCCGGAACTTCGCCTCCATGCCGCACCGCTTCCTCGCCCCAGGTGAGGAGCCTGCACCGGACGCAGAGGAGCTGGGGGGAAACTAAGGAAGCGCCTTCTGTATGACCTGCGAATCGCGAGAGACGGCTGGGCGATCGAGTCCGGCCAGTATCAGCAGACCAGCGCAGGGCAGAAGGCGCTGCCGAAATGGTATACGGATGAGCCCATCCTCTACCGCGGCGACGAGTTCTACATCCGAGCCTTCTGGGAGCTTTCGAGCTGCCGCCAGTTCGGGCACGTCGTCGGGCCGATCCCATGGCATCGGATCGTCCAGTATGCCCAGCTCTACCGGCTGGACCCAGACATGCTGGACGTGTTCACTGTCGTGATTCGGGAGATGGATGAGGAGTATCTGAGTATGCAGCGAGAGAAGACGAAGTGACCGACTTCAACATCAACATCAACGTGAACACCAAGGGTGCAGCGGCTGGCCTGAACAAGGTCAACCGCGGCGTCAATCGCCTGAGCAAGAGCGCTAATCGCGCACACGGCAGCCTCGGTCGCATGTTCTCCTTGCTCGTCGCTGTCCGTAGTGTCCGTTCTGGTGTGCGGGTCCTCGCGGACTACAGTGACGCTATCCAGACCATCTCTGCTGTCACCGGCGAGACCGGCGCACAGCTTGAGCGTCTGAATCAGACCGCCAAGAAGCTTGGCATCACCACGAGCTTCACAGCCACACAGGCTGCTGAGGGCCTGACCCTCCTCGCTCGGGCAGGCTTCAGCGTGGACGAGTCCATCGCCGCAATCCCGGCGACCCTGAATCTCGCGAAGGCCGGAGCCATCGGGCTCGCGCAGGCCACGGAGATCGCCGCGAACACACTGCGCGCGTTCGGCATCGAAGCCGAGAACACCAGCAGGGTGGTGGACGTCCTCGCCCTGACGGCCAACACCACCAACACCAACATCACCCAGCTCGGACAGTCCATGAAGTTCGCAGCCCCCATTGCACGCTCTCTGGGTGTGTCGCTGGAGGCTACCGGATCAGCACTTGGAGTTCTTGCCGACTCCGGCATCAAGGGATCGCTCAGCGGCACCAGCCTGCGGCAGGTCATGGCGTCCCTGGAGGCACCAACCCGCAAAGCGCAACGCGCCCTCGCCAGCCTCGGCCTGAGCGTCGAGGATGTCCAGGTCTCCAGCGTAGGCCTTGCAGGTGCGTTCAAGGCCCTCGCAGCTAGCGGTGCCACCCCGACCGAGATCTTCGCCCTGTTCACGCGGCGCTCCAGCACAGCCGCGTCAGTCCTGCTGGAGAATGTGCAGCGTCTCGAACAGCTGGATGTCGCACTCAACAATGCCGCAGGCACCGGAGCACGCATGGCTGAGGTCATGGATGAAGGCCTGGGCAAGGCACTGCTCCGCGTCAAGTCTGCCATCCAGGGTGGAATCATCGCCCTCGGCGACTCCGGAATCACCGCACTGCTTGTGGAGCAGTTCGACAACCTCGCACTTCGTCTGCGCGCCGTCGCTGGCAACCTCGCTACGGTGGGCAAATACCTCGACGACCTTGGCCTCCTGACGAACACCACCGCCAAGAATCTCCGCGAGATGGAGAAGGCGGCCCGCCTGAACGAGCTAGGTGCGCAAATCTCATTCGCCACGCGCGAGATGAACAACCTGAACCGCGCCATCCAGGAGCAGGAGAGCCGGGGCGGCAGCGCCACTGCTGGGCAGATCGCCCGGCTGGAGCAGCTGCAAGCAGCCATCGACGCCACGAAGCAGAAGATCAGGGAGCAGGCGGACGCGCAGAAGGTGCTCAACGACATCAGGGAGGCCGCGAAGCCTACCGTAGACTCGCTTCTGGCAAGGCTGGAGCGGCAGAAGGCGGCCCTGGCTGACCTGACCGAAGAGACGAAGATCCAGGCCAGGACACAGGACGAAGTGTCGCGGCTACTCCTCGCCGGAGAGAAGGTGTCTCCCGCTCAGAGGGAAGCGATCGCCAACTCGCTCAAGGAGATCGAGGCACTCAAACAGAAGCGCGCGGCGCTGGAGTCGATCCTCGGGCCGCAGATGAAGAACGAGCAGCAGCTGGCGGCATTCAAGGCTCTTCTCGACGAAGGCGTCATCTCCCTCAGCCAGTTCAGGGATGCCACGGCTGGGCTCGCTGCCGCTGATCCGTTCCAGACCCAGGTGGAATCCCTGCGACAGGCGAATGAGCAGTTGCAGATCAGGGCGAACAACCAGGGGATCCAGGAGCGCCAGCTCCTGATCGAGCTGGAGCTTCGCAGGCAGGGTAAGGAGCTGACCGACGCGGAGCGCGACTCCCTCACTGGGCTTCTGACCGAGCACCAGAAGCTGACCGATAAGCTCAACGAACAGGCGAAGGCCGAGCGCGAACGGCAGGCTGCCGCCTCCAGGGCCGCGGCACTGGCCGACGCAGAGGCACGCCGGAAGGCCAACCTCATCAAGGAGCTGGACGTCACCGGCCAGCTCATCGAGAAGGAGCGCGAACTGCTGGCGCTGCGCGAGGAGTTCCCACTGCTCGCAGACGAGATCAATCGGAAGCTGGAGGACATCCAGTTGCGCGCGCTGGAGTCGAGCACGGCTCTGGGCGACGGCTTCACGAGGGCACTCATCAAGGTCCGCCGCGAGGCTGAAGACCTCGCCTCCGTCGGCGAGAGCATCGTGAACGCGTTCGCGGATCAGGCCACGGAAGCCCTGGTCAAGTTCGCCGAGACCGGACAGTTCAAGTTCAAGGAGTTCGCCAGCGCGATCCTGAAGGACATTACGAGAATCATCGCTAGGCTCCTGGTCATGCAGGCCATCTCCGCTGCACTTGGTGGCGTTGGTGGAGGCGGCGTCGTGGCCGGGGGCTCAGCACTTACTGGTCTGGCGGGACGAGAGAGTGGCGGCACGGTCCAGCCCGAGCGCTCATTCATCGTCGGCGAAAACGGACCGGAGCTGTTCACCCCGAACAAGACCGGCACGATCACCCCGAGCGCGGCAACGCAGGCGCAGAATGCTCAGCCGCAGCCGGTGACGGTGCAGGTCGTCAACGTGGACGACCCGGAGATGGTCCCGCAGAGTATCAACGACGGCAGCAGCGACGAGGCCATCATCAACGTGCTGTCCAGAAATCGTGACAAGCTGAGAGGCATCCTGTAATGGCATTCCAACGTGAAGTAGGCAGCGGCGTCAACCGCGCAACGGACTATCGGGACCTCTGCTGCAAGATCGTCGGAATGGCCACGAGTCAGCACGTCGCGACCGTCGCAGTCAACGCGGGTGGCACCGGCTACACCGTCGGCGATCTCCTCACCCTCACGCACGCGGGAGCACTGCTCGATGCGCGCTTCGAGGTCACCTCCGTCTCCGCCGGAGTCATCACCGGGCTCCGCATCATCGACAGCGGTGCCTTCTCGAACCGGGTCGCCTCTGCCGTAGTGGGCAGTTCCGGCGGGTCCGGCTATGCGGTGGGCGACATCCTGGAGCTTCAGGGCGGCACGCAGCGCGAGAAGGCCAAGGTGAAGGTTGCCACACTGAGTGGCTCAGCCGTCGCCACCGTCACGGTCTTCGAGAACGGTGGGGCCTACACGGTTGCCCCGAGCGCCTCCGACACCACCGTCGGCATCGGGCCAGGAGCCTACGCCGGGGATGACGCCTGCACGATCACCCCGACCATGACCGGCATGATCGGCACCACCGGGCTCTCTGTCACCGGAGGCACCGGCAGCTCGGCCACCGTCGACATCACACTGGCAGAGACCGGCTGGACGGTCGACGACCGGAACACCAACGACCGCACCGAGAACGGCCTGACGGACGAGAAGGAAGTCGTCCTCGTGGGCGATGCAACGGGGCTGACGAACAAGCCCTACGTCGGCATGATCACGGCCAACCGCACCAGCGGCATCGACACGCGCTACTCGATCGCCATCAACGGAATGGTGGCCCACAATCCGAGCCTAGCGATCCACCAGTCTCCGCTGATCTACCCGAGCATCAACACCTCCACCGGGCTCCTACAGACCGGGTCCTACCTGCTGTGCCCGCAGAATCAGGCGCAGGAGATCGACTTCTGGTTCTCGATCGACGCCTTCCGCATCATGGTTGTCACCAACAACAACCCGGCCGCCGCGAACACCGACAACGGTGAATACATGCGGATGCACATGGGACTGATGAACAGCTATGGGACGGAGAACGAGAACCCCTACCCGATGATGGTGGGTGCTAGCTCGCGCCTGCCGGAGATCGACCCCGCGTCCTCCAACCTCAGCATCTCCGGGCTTCCGGAGTGTATCTGCCCGACCTCGACGACCCCCGCATGGTTCTGGTATGAGGCCGAGAACAGCGTGTGGCGCGAGATCGAGAACGGAGAGAACGCAGCGACCGGGGGCGACCACTTCTACGTCGCCTACCCGTTCGGCGACTTGGCTCGACTTAGTTCGTCCTCATCGGCAGACAAGATCGTCGATGCGGGACCGATCGAGACGTTCGAGACCTGGGCTACCGTGACTCGCGGATCACCAAGCGCGAAGCTACGCCCCATCCCCGGATCCACTCCGCAGATCTTCCTGTGGCCGATCAACATCATCCGCCGTGCCGGAGGGGTGGCGAGTAACGCGATCGAGGACGGCCCCCGTGGGGAGGTGCGCGGCATGTTCTTCCTGACGGCCACCGACTCCAGCGGGAACCAGATCTCGAACTTCAGTGAGGACTACATCACGATCGGGTCCGACCGCTACCGGGTATTCCACAACCACGTGCACACGCAGCGCTACCAATACATCTGTCTGCTGGAGGATGTGTAGGACATGATTTGCCGACGTTGTAGCCAAGACACTGACCGATTCGCACCTAAGCGCCGAGTCTGTCGTGACTGCCAAGCCGCAGCCACTCAGGCGTGGAGAGAGGCGAATCGTGATCGTCATCGTAAGGCATCCAGTGATTGGCAGAAGCGGAACCCTGAAAAAGCCCAAGCAAGAAATAGGCGCTGGAAGGACGCCAACCCAGAGAGACATGCAGAGGTCACATCCAAGGCACATAAGAAGCACAGGGCATCAGGCAAAAAGTGGGCTTACGCACAGGAGCGCATGTCTAGTGATACTAACTTCCGGTTGAGAGTCATACTCCGATCTCGCCTAAACTCGGCGATGGCGGGACGACAGAAAACAGGCTCCGCAGTTCTCGATCTAGGCTGCTCAATCAGTGAGCTACGCGCGCATCTCGCAGCACAGTTCACTCCAGGCATGACATGGGACAACTACGGCCTTCGTGGTTGGCATATTGACCACATCACACCACTGGCGTCGTTCGACCTGACCGACCGGGAACAGCTACTACAGGCGTGCCATTACTCTAATCTACAACCCCTCTGGGCGAGCGACAACCTAACCAAAGGAGCCACAGTCTAATGGCCTACACCAACCAGACGACGACGACCCTGCCGGACCTCATCAGCAAGCTCAACACATTCCTGGCCGCCAACGGCTGGACCACGCACCACGTCCCCGCGAGTGGGGAGTTCGCCGCGCGCAAGACAGCGACCGGTGTCGACGTCGCCCTCGCCGGACAGTGGAACACCAGCTCCGCCCTGCACATGGCGATCTACCAGTGGCACGGCGCAGCCTACAACTCCGGCGCAAGCCCATGGGCGCAGACCAACGACAGCGGGAACGGGGCAGCCAGCACCTCCAACGCCAGCATCGTCACGGAGCGCCTGATCGGAAACGTCGGCAGCCCGTTGCAGTTCTGGTGCTTCGAGGGCGACTACTACTTCCACGTCGTGATCGAGGCAAGCGTCGGTGAGTATGTCCACTTCGGCGCAGGAAGCCTGGAGAAGTTCAATGACTGGACCGGCGGCGACTACGTCTATGGCCATCGCTTCAACGGCTCCAGCAGCACCAACTCGGCTGTGGATGCCGGAACCACGAATCTGCTCGATGGGCTGGTGAACGGGACAAATCTGGAGAAGCACGCGGCCACGGTCTATCTGATTGGGATGCTCAACCAGCCCGCTGGTGGCATCTACGGCGTCGTCATGGGCAACCAGTCCGCTGCCAGCCTGGGCCAGGATCGGCAGAGTGTGCCGAAGGACCGTGTGCACCTTATGGGCGGCTTCCGCGGCGGACCCTCCACGCTCCAGTGGGGCATGTTCCACGGCAACGTCGCCAGCGGCTTGCTGCCCGGCTACCCCATCACCATCTTCCACCGAGACGTTCTCGGCGGCACTCCCACCGGCGACATCGAGGGCCCTCTCGGGCGGATGCCAGACGTGCGGGGAATGAGCATCCGCAACTACGCGGGAGGCGACGAACTGGTCATCGGGAGCGACACATGGGTGGTGTTCCCGTCCTTCAAGAAGTATCCCGGCAGCGGGTCACTCGCAAACACCTCTGGCTACCAAGGCATCGCCTACAGGAAGAACACACTATGACCAGTCTCATGATCGTCGTCACCTACCTCACCGGAGCCGTCCTCGACGGCTCGATCTCGCAGGAGCCTCCCGCACCGCAGGCCGGGGACACCAGCATCCCCATCGATGGCGGATCTCTCCCCTTGCAGGGCGCGAAGAAGATCCAGGTGATCGACGACGAGGACGAGCTTCTGCTGGGCAACCCGTGGTGGAACCTGAAGATCCAGTTCGTCGACGGCATGGAGGGCTCGTTCTTCCTCCCGGAAGAGCCTTCCCTCCCACTGCCCCCGGCCGGGTTCGTGGAGCTTCAGGACGCAGACGGCCACAAGGTCTGGGTCCCGGAGGAGGCCGTGTCCAGTGCAACCTCAAACGGGCCCTACTGGCGCGGCTAGGATATGGCGTCACACGCAGGAACCACCGACACCGGGGTGAGGGCCGACATCTTCGGCTACCTCCCCGGCCGATCTGCGGGCTTTGGGATCCCCTTCCACCAGACTGACTACCCGTTCGTCAGCAAGGTCCCCGAGGAGGACCTCAGCGGGGCGGTGACTGCCGACGGTGGGGCGGCCTCGTCTAAGACGATCTCCACGCACGCCGGGAACGCAGACGACGTTGTGACCTTCGCGGATGCGTGGTTCGAGCAGGTCCACATCCTCCCTCGGGCCAAGTTCGAGTTCGGCAACATCATCACGCTGATCGAGGACAGCTATGAGATCTACTCGGCCTACCGCAACACGGACGTGACGCTCACCACCATCACCAACAACGCCAGCCCGGGCGTCGACCTCCCCGGAGTGAGCGCGCCGCTGTTGGTCCCGGCCCTCTCGTCCATCCTCGACTCCTCCACGACTGACAACAGTGCAGGCACCGGCCTCGGTACGATCATCCTCACGAAGATCCAGGCCCTCGCCCAGGGTCTCCCCATCTTCGACACCTCGGTCGACTTCACCTTCGACTCCGGCGACATGCCCCAGCTCTTCGTGTCTGGGCAGCGCATCGTCCTCCTGCCCACCGAGTATGAGACTCCCGTCAAGGAGACACTGGCCTTCCTCACCGACGTGATCGAGTCCATGAGTGGAGAGGAGCAGCGCATCGCACTCCGGACGAACCCGCGCCAGATCTTCACTGTGACCTACCGCCTGGACACCGATGAGCGCCAGCGGATGCAGGCTATGCTCATGGACTGGCAGGGCAAGACCTTCGGCTTCCCGCTCTGGCACGAGAAGGTGCTCACCACGGCAGCGGTCTCGATCGGCGCGACCTCATACCCCATCTCCGGTGGCGACGACGTGGACTTCCGTGTGGGCGGCACGGCCGTCATCATCACCGACGAGCTGACCTTCGATGTGATCACGATCACCGCGAAGACGGACACCTCCATCACCGCAGATAGCGGCTCGGTGAACGCCTACCCAGCAGGCAGCACGATCATGCCGATGCGTGCCGCGATCATCCAGCGTTCCGTCGAGGGGACCCGCCACAAGGTCAACCTCCAGGACTTCCACGTAACCTTCCAGGTCCTGGACAACGACTCCGGAGCACTCGCCGGAAGCACCACCCCAGGATTCTGGTCCGTCTACGACGGGCGGGTCCTGTTCGACGACTGCAACGTCACGGACGGGGGAATGCAGGAGAGCCACTACCAGCGCGTCTACCGGGTGGACAACTTCACTGGCGTGGTGACGCAGGACACGGCGTGGGACAAGAACAAGCACAGCTCCGACAAGAACTTCGTCGCCCGCAGCAGGGCTGAGATCATGCAGCTGCGCAACGTGCTGCTTGCCCTCCGTGGACGGCAGAAGGCGTTCTGGCTCCCGACGTTCATCGAGGACCTCACCCCCGTCGCCCCGCTCGGCTCTGGGCTTGCGACCATGGACATCCAGTCTGTCGGCTACGTGCGCTTCATCCAGGACCGCAACCCGAAGAAGGTGCTGCGCATCTCCTTCACCAACGGCGACCCGGATCTCGTCCGCGTGGTCCAGAGCAGCGCGACCGTGAGCACGAGCGTAGAGCGGCTGACGCTCGACACCACGTGGCCCTCCAACTACACGGTGGCGGACATCGACCGAATCCAGTTCTACGAGCTGTCCCGCTTCAACTCCGACAACGTCAACATCATCTACCCGCGCATCGGCCTCGCCCAGGTCAACATGCCGGTGAGGACGGTCTTCGATGAGTAGCTTCGACACCTATGAGAGCAGCCTGGAAAGCTCGCGCCCGATCGAGATCTACAAGTTCTCGATGGGCTCAACCACCTGGACCTACACCAGCTGGAGCCAGGACGTCACGGTGTCCTCTGTCCTCTACGCGGCCACCCCGATCAAGCGCTCGCGCATCGTGCAGGCGGCCGACCAGAAGACCCGCAACACACTGGTGACGGTCCCGAGCGAGAACCCGTTCGCCGCTCAATACATCAACGTCTCTCCGGGCGAGAAGGCGACGCTGACCATCTTCCGCCTACAGCCAGACGAGGTCCCGACGTTCGACACGCAAGTCATGATCTTCAAGGGGACCGTGCAGGCCGTGACCTTCCCTCGCGACGGCTACACCTCCGAGATCGTGGTCCGCAGTATCGAATCTGCCAAGAACCAGAACCTGCCGCGCGTCACCTACATGGGGATGTGCCAGCACTCCCTCTATGACGGCGCGTGCGGTGTCGACTCCGGCCTGTTCAACTTCGTCGGCCCGGTCGCCTCCGGCGGCACGACCGCCGAAATCACCGTCACCGGGGCTAACTCCAAGCCGGACGGCTACTGGACCGCCGGGTATGTAACCCCCCTGTCGGGCAGCCAGGACTTCCGGTTCATCGTCAAGCACGTCGGCAACGTCCTGACCCTGCTCCTGCCCTTCGCCTCCGACGTGTCCGGGCAGAACGTCCAGGTCTTCGCTGGCTGCGACCACGTCGCAACAGGCGACTGCAAGACGAAGTTCGAGAACGTGCTTGAGTTCGGCGGCTGTCCGTTCGTCCCCAATCGTAACCCCTTCTCCAGTGGTTTGTAGGATGGCTATGACGGGTGCAGAGCGGAAGCGTAAGTATAGAGCCACTGAGAAAGGGAAGGCTGCACAGAAAAAGCAGTATGAACGATTCAGGGAGCGTCTGGCCGGAGATCCGGACCTCCGACGTCACGTCCGTGATCAGCAGTTCAAGCAGCATCATGGGGTAGACCGCCCGGAGGCGGACCGTATGATAGATGAGCAGGGTGGCCTGTGTGCGATCTGCGGAAAACCAGCCTCCGGGAAGGGTCACTGCTCTCGCCTGCACGTGGACCACGACCACAAGACAGGCGCAGTGCGCGGGATGCTCTGCCATCGCTGCAACGCAGGGCTGGGGCAGTTCGGTGACGATTCGTTAGTTCTGGAAGCGGCACTCGCGTATCTGAAGAAGCACGCCAAGGAGACGTCTTCATGAGAGCCTCAGATCACCCCGTAATCGACTTCGGCGCTCCTCTGAGGGCTTTGTCATACTGGCCCCGCAAGATCGTCTGTGGGACGCTCCTGGCGCTCCTGGGGCACTCCCTGTGGGTCCACAGCCAGCCGCGCCCCGATGGAGCCCCGGCGGAGGCCTTCCTGCTGACCCTGGCCCTGTTTGCGGTGGCCGTGGTCCTCCAGGAGCTGCTGCGCCCGAAGCCCCAGATCGAGGACGCCCGCCCCGCCGGACTGGGCGACTTCAGCTTCCCCACCGCCACCGAGGGCCGGGTGATCCCGCTCGTCTTCGGGCGGAACAAGCTGAAGGGCCCCAACGTGATCTGGTATGGAGACCTCACCCAGGATGCCGTGAAGGAGACCCAGAAGACCGGGCTTTGGTCGAAGACCACCTTCATCAAGGGCTGGAAATACAAGGTCGGCTTCCAGTTTGGCCTCTGCCGCGGCGACGACACGATCCCTGTTGTCCTGCGCCGAGTCTGGGTCGGGGAGGACGAGGTCTTCTCCGGGTCCGTCGCCTCGGGTGGACGCTTCGACATCGACGAGCCCACGCTCTTCGGCGGGGACGATCTCGGCACCGGCGGCATCCAGGCCACCTGCGACTTCTACGGCGGCACCTCCACACAGGCCGTCAACGCCTACCTGGACGACCCGGCCCGGCAGCAGATCGCCATGGCGACGGCCACGGACACCGCCCCCCGCTACACCGGCACCTGCCACCTCGTCGTGCGCGAGATGACTGGCGCGGCCCCATCGGCCTCCAACCTGGGGGCCTACGTCGGCAACTCCACGAACATCCCCGCCTGGGCGTTCGAGATCGAGCGCTACCCGGACCTCTTCTCCGGGCAGACCGGCTCAGAGAACAAGGTGGGCGTGGACTGCAACCCCATGAACGTGATCTACGAGGTCCTGACCAACAGCGACTGGGGCTTCGGCTTCCCGGCGGCCGACATCGACGTCGGCGTGGGCAGCTCGTTCCTCCTGGCGAGCGACTCCCTGATCGCGGAGGGTAACGGTTTCTCGATGATCGTGGACAAGGCCATGACCGCCGCGGACTTCCTGGCCGAGCTGGAGCGCCAGATCGGCGGAGTCCTGTTCCTCGACCAGCGCACGGGCCTGTGGACCGTCAACCTCGCCCGGGAGTCCAGCCACGGCTACTTCGGCTGGGACATCAACACGGTCCCGCAGCTGAGCGACAGCAACGTCAAGTCGGTCTCCGACTTCAGCCGCGGCTCGTGGGAGGACACCACGAACCAGATCGCCGTCCAGTTCCACAAGCGCGACGATGACTACAAGGAGAGCTACGCGATCGCCCAGGACATGGCGAACGCGATGATCCAGGGCGGCGGCACCGTCACCAGCCGGAAGCTGGTCAGCGCCCAGGTGGTGTTCCCGGGAGTGAAAGACAGCGACCTCGCGAGCAACCTCGCATGGCGCGAGCTGCGCAGCCAGAGCTTCCCGCTCGCCCGTGGGAAGTTCACTGTCAGCCGCCAGTTCTGGGATCTGAAGGTCGGCAGCGTGGTCGCCTGGACCACGACCAAGCTCGGCTTCACGAAGCTCCCGATGCGCGTGATGTCGATCGACTACGGGCTCCTCCAGGACAACAAGATGGAGGTGGTCCTGGTGCAGGACGTCTTCAGCTTCGCTGCGGCGAGCTACGGCTCCCCGGCCGCGTCCGGCTGGACCGCGCCGAGTGTGGCCCTGTCTGCCTACCCGAGCACCGAGCAGCTCGTGCAGGAAGCCCCCCGCGCACTCATCGTCCGGGACCCGGACTACCTCGGCGACGCCAACATCTCGAAGGTCCACTGCGCCACGCACCGCCAGGGCGGAGAGGCTACGTTCGACATCACGCAGCGCAACTCCTCGGGCACCCCGAGCGGGGCCTACGCCGACGCCGGACAGGTGGTGTCGTTCTCCCTGCTCGGTGAGCTGAAGACCGCGCTCGCCGCGGGCACCGCCATCCCGACCACCACCATCACCATCACGCCGTCCGACGACAGCCAAGCCGCACTGGAGAGCGCCTTCAACGATGCCGCGACCCTGACCGACATCGGGCAGTCGCTCCAGCACCTGATCAAGGTCGGCAACGAATACATGCTGGTCTCGTCCGCCGCGAACAACGTGTCCGACGTCGACCTCCAGAACGTCTACCGCGGAGCGCTGGACAGTGCCCAGATGTCGCACGCAGCCGGGACCAAGGTCTGGCTGCTCTTCACGGGCTCCGGGCTCAGCGACACCATCTTCCCGAACACCAACAACGTGGACATCGAGCTGCGCATGAAGTCTGCCGCATCGCGCTTCTCGGGCTCGGTGACCACCGTGAGTCAGGCGATGGCCCAGCGGGCGGTCCGCCCCTACCCGCCCGCTGCCCTGCTCTACAACGGCTCTTCGACGGAGTTCGGCGCGATCGACCTGGAGGCAGATGGCTCCGGCCTGAATGGCGTCGGCTTCGACGTCGACTGGTGGCGGCGTGCCTACACCACTCCCGACGAGGTGCTGTCCCTGACCGCGGACGACGCCGGTGTGGATGCCAGCACTGAATATCGAGTGTCGGTCTACGTAGACCCGACCGGCTCGAACGTCCTCGCCTACCAGTCCTCCTGGGCAACCGGAGCTTCGCTCGGCACGCGCCCGACTCAGGCCGAGATCGCCAATGAGGCCGCTGCTGGGACCGAGATCCGCGTGCGCATCGAGACGCGCCACGACTATTCCGACTCGAAGGAGACGCTCACCAACCTGGAGAGCCGCTACACCCTCGACCACGACGTCACGCCCACCAGCTCCCGGAGCAGCCACTTCTACCTCGGCGGAGACCTCTCCGGCGGCGTCGGCTCGAACGTCTACACCGCAGCCGCCTCCGGCACGTTCACCGTCAACATCGGCGCGATCTTCAACAGCCAGATCCAGTATCGCATCAACGGCGGCACGTGGACCAACCTCTCAGGATACACCCCCAACGTCAGCACGACCGGCACCATCCCCGGTGTGGTCGCCACAGACACCATCGAACTGAAGCACCTCACGAACACGGGCCCGTCCCGCAACTTCGTGGAGCTACAAAACCCAAGCGCTACGAATGTGGCCTATGGCGTCTTCACGGACGCCACCTAGGAGTATCAATGGAAGACCACGAACTTCATGAACTGATCCGGCACACGTCACAGGAGACGGCCAAGGAGACCGCCGAGGCGATGGGTGAGGAGATCCGCAAGCGCGTAGACGAGGGGGTGTCCGACGCGCTGACCCGGGTCGGCATCGACATGGGAGATCCGATCGAGGTCCAGCAGGACATGAGCTTCGTGCGCGACTGGCGCAAGACCGCCAGGGCTGTAAAGCGGAAGGGGATGATCACTGCGGCCGGGATCCTCGTGACCGGGATCCTCGGGGCGATCTGGATCGGTATCAAGTCCGTGCTCGGATGAGTGGATGCCGCACCTGCAACCCTGACGGGTCGTGCAGCACCCGCTGCTGGGCCTCAGAAGACGGTGATGTCGTCAGACATGATCCCGTCGACGATCCCAGACAGTGCGTCCAGCTCCGTCAGCTGGGCCTGCCTCTTGAGGAGCTTGTCGAAGATGGCGGTGGCGATCTCGAAGGGAGTGCCTAGCCTCTCCGGGAAGCCCTCCACCTTGCCGTCCGCTGTCGATGCGACCAAGGTCTCCCCCAGCCGGTAGAGCGTGAGCGTCTGCCCGCGAACTTCGAGTGCGATGAGCTTGATCTTCACAGTATCTGCTCCTCGATGATCTCGATCATGTCCCAGTCCTCGCCCTGGTCGGGCAGCTTCTCTGCTGCCACCTCGTAGAGCCGGTCCGAGATGTCTACCATCGGGGTGTCGTCCTCGAACGACCTGTCCACGTAGACCACCCGGCACTGGCCGACCGAGTCGGCGAACGTCACTTTGGCTTTCCAAATCTCCATGTGTGTCTCCTTGTCGTTGAACTGCTGAACTATACCTGCTCGTCCGGGAGGATGTCGGGATTTTCCAGCAAAGCATCCCGGATTGCCCTCCTGACCAGCTCCCTCGCGATCAGCCGCATGAGTTCGCGCAGGTAGATGCGCATGAAGTCCCGGTAGCAAGCCCCCCCCCCCTGAGTGCCTGT